TCAGCCGAAAACGGGGAATTCGTTTTTCAGTTTGGGGTCAATTTGGGTGTAAACAGCCTCAAGCCGTCGCCTACGATCTTCATCTAGGCCAGCCCCGATCCATTTCCCGTAAGTCCGCATCACCATCGTCGTATCACTGTGTCCCATCTGCGTTGCCACATAAAGTGGGTTTGCGCCGAGCATTAAAAGGCTCGATGCGAAGGTATGCCGTGTTTGGTAGGGATTCCGATACCTGACCTTGGCCAAGAGAAGAATTCTCCGCCACCGTTCTCTGATGGGCTTGGTTCCTGTCCACGGTTCTCCGTGCAATGGGTTGTGGAAGACAAATTTTCCCAGTTGCTTTGTAAACGCCTGCTGTCGAAGTAGGGCATCCAGCGCACCCTGGCGCATATCGATTGCCCGGTTGCCGGCCTCGGTTTTGGCCCCTTTTTTCATCTCGCCGTCGACAAATGCCTTGGACACATGGCTTTTATAGCGGCTGAAATCGATGCTTTCCCACTGCAACGCGATATATTCCGAGATTCTCATGCCAGACGCGAACGCGTGAAGAGCCATGTTGTGCTCCTGGGGGTTGACGCACGCCTGCAAAATTGCCTCAATTTCATCAATGCTAAACGGATCAGCTTTAAAGTCGCTGGCACGTTGTTCCCGCGGGACTATTTTCCCAAGCTTTATACTGTCGAATGGATTTGATTCGATAATTTCATCAATTACGGCCTGCTCCAGCGCATTTCTCATGGGAGTCAGAATCGAAGAGATGGTCTTGCTTTTGATGGCAAATTCCATTATCCAAGTACGAATTTCCTTTGATGTTAAATTTGCAGCAATTTTGTTGTCCCATTTCGGGAGCAGGTAGGTGTCTGAAACCTCCTGATACGAGTTGTAGCTCGACAGGGCGAGCGTGCGCCTGGCAACGTCGAGATATTCTCGAATTAGGGCGCCGATCGTTACTGTTGAAGCGACGTTTTTTGCAGCAAATTCCTTTGCCCTGGTCGAGTTCGGGAAGAATTCGTGATAAACGAATGTTCCACGTTCGATAGCATTCAACACCTCGCCTCGACGCCGTAGGGCATATGCAATGTTCTGCTTTGTGTGCGCGAGCTTCAACGACTCGCGACACTGGGCTCCTTGATACCGAAAACAGATGCGTATTGTTTCGGTGTTTGTTCCCTTGCGCAGCTCTAGGCCGCTAACGCTTTTCGTGTTCCCCATTGCTCGATCCATTTTTCCGCTTCTGAAAGGTTTATCCAAAGATTGTCGTCGACAATTTTGCACTGGATGCCATCCAGCCACTTACCGGCCCGGCGCCTGGCATGTACGGCGCTTTCGCTATCGCCGGATATTTCGGCATATTTTTTGAGCTTCACCCATGTCATGGAATGGTTCATTGATGCATCTCCTTTGAAGTTCTGCGAAATTCCACAACCCACACCCACGGGTTTGCATCCCAGCTTCCGGCACCGTAGAGCGATTCCCAGAGGTAGCGATAGGGAATTACCGCGGCTCTTCTATAGATTGCAGCACGCTCGTCGTTGCTCGCACCATAGAGCCACATTTGCCGCACTTCATCAGGCGTGATCCCTTCAGCCTTTACGTCGTGCTCGCTGATGTCATGTAGCCGCTCGGCGCGCACGGCGGTGATGTCCAGCAGGATGCGGCTGGCGGCGCGCGGCATGAATATCGACGGACGCGTGTGCCAGGTCGGCGCGGCGCCGGCGCAACGCGCTGCAAACGGATCGGCGCCATCGAATCGGTACTGGTGGCCGGCCTCGATCGTCATGTCGACAAAGTGCCACTCGTCCCGCTTCTTCTTTGCGCTGAATCGGGTTACCCAGTGGCCAAAGGCAACGAACGTTTCGCGCACCCAGTGTCGATCACCTGGCTGCCCGTAAGGGCATGCTCGCTTACTTTGCTGCAGCAGAGGCAGCAGTGCGGCCGGATCACCCTCCCAGGGCAGGATTGCGCCGTCCGTGACCATTTGCGGTTGAGGATTGATGATTCGCCGGGTTTGCCCTTTGCTGTCGTCCAGCAGGGCGCGCACCATGGCGCCGTTATATAGGATGGGTATTTCTTTCATGGTCGTACCTTAGGCAATAATGGTTCAAAGCGAACATGCGTGATATGCATCCAATCAGGTAGTTCTGTTCCTCCCTGAAAGAGATCATCGTCAAACCAGACTCCGTCTTCTAAAACGCAAAAAGTAGAGCGTGGTGAATATGTAGGCAGCGGCCCTTGCACAACACAAAGATAGCGACCGTCTTCAATTCTCGACCCGTGACGAGTCATCAATTGGGAAATATTAGATACTTCAGTCCACTCGTTTATCATGGCTGCACCTTTGCGAGTAGGGCGCGCGCGGGTTTGCTTCTCCCCCGAACTTTGCTCAGCAAATCCTCATTGCCATCGACGCCGGCGTTCCATCCTGCCTCGAAGCCAGCGACGAATTGCAAATCCTGAAGCGCGTCAGAACGATCCTCATCACTCAGCATCGGAGCTGCTGGCAGTGGCGGGACCGGCGCAGCTGCTACCATGGCGCGGTAGACTTTATTGCCGGTCCATATCCTGTTAATTGCAGTCGTGTCCAATCTGATTGATTCCGCACCTACCATTTGCATTGAGTCAGTAGGATCAACCGGAACCAATTTCCATCCGTCCAACAATGCCACTGGCGCCTGGTTTGGCGCGGCCATTGCGGCGCGCGTGAGCACCTGACAGGCTGGGCATTCCGGGTCACGTGTGTCACGCCCTTCCAGTTCGTCTGGGCATTCGCCACCGTAGATGTGCGCAATCTTGCCAGTGCCAACGTCAATCAGCTGCTGTTGTGGCGAAGATGGCGGCGCGCCATTTTCCGTAGCGATGGCGATCAGACCTTGCAGACGGCGAACTTCAGCCTGCCATTCGCGGACCTGGCGCTGCAGTAGTTCAGTATTCTTGGTCATGAAGTCGTCTTTCTGGCGCCAAGCCATTCGGCGAATGTGCCGTGAAACCAATCAGCCTGAAGGAAATCGCTGTAGTTCTTCTGGGGCCGGGTCATTGCCGGCACGGCACGGATTTCGCCATACTCAACACCGGCCGTTGGATGGCAATTGCTGATTTGATGGGGTTTGTCGGCGTCAAATACAACGCCGATGTAGTGACCGCGATCAGCTGCAATGACGCCGGGTTTGCCGTAGACGGTGACGCCTCGGCCGAGTTCGGCCGGCACGCCGTAGTGGTCCCGAACATAATCGAAGGCCATCATGCACCCCCTTGCTCAAAGTCGAGTTGCAATGTTGGGTTGACCTGATCTTCTGGCAATTCCAACGCGTACTTTCCGGGGGACCATGACAGCGGGGTGCCGCACTTGCGAATGGCTTCATTCAGTGCATCGAAGGCGTTCGAAATTTCGGCAGGGAGTTCGCCGTCTTCCGGTAGGTCATCGCAGAAGTGATCGTTGCCGTCGATTTCCCTTGCGTAGGTCGGTTCGCAAATGATCAGCCGCAATTCGGGCAGCGACATCCCATTGTCGAAAGCGTGATCTTCTGCCTCCGACAGATCCCGAAAATACTCGTCGGTTGCATCTGAAAACAACATTGCATCGCCATCCCACGGGCGTCGTTCCATTGCGGCATACTTGGCCACCGAGCGTTTACGCGCGCATTTCTGGCAGAAGCTCTTCTGTTCGACTATTTCGCCGCAGTCGCAGACTTTATGGGTGCTACCGCAGTAGCGTGCCATGTGCTCGTCGTCGCCCCAAAATTGGCCTGTTCGAGCGACCCAGCCAGTAACGGTTTGGATGCTGGCGGCGTCTGGGGATGTGTAAAGAACCATCAATTCGGGTTTGGTCATAGCGTTACCTCAGTATTGGTGTGGTCGACGTCGACGCCAGCTTCGGCTTTCAGGACATCGATAATGCGTTGATTGCGGTCGCCGACCGTGGACAGGAGCGCCAGCAACAGAAGGTCGTGCGGTCCGCGCGTCTTCCGATTGAATGCTCGGATTGCTCCGCTTTTCCAGGCGCGGGTAGGGCTGTCCATGCGCGACAGCCGAACCTTGTAGTTACCCAGCGCTTGGTCGCCGGTACCGTCGTTGGCGATCTCAACGGTCCCCATGTGTCGGGCCTTGGTTTCGTCGCCGCGCGGGATCATCTGAATAGTTACGCGGATCATGATTGATTCGCGTTGTAGTAGGCTTGCGCGTTGGTCGCGTGCGGTTCATCTTCTTCCGGGATCAACCCCGGCCCAATGAGCCCGTTTTCAATCCACACCATTGCGCTCTCGGCGCCAGAGCCGTGTTTCCACTCAATCCAGGCCGCCTGGTTGCCAAGGGTTACGTTGTGGATGACCGTCGCAGCTGTGTTCAAGGCGCGGACCTGGCTGCCAGGCAAACCGGTAAAAGTGTTCTTCAACGCCTCATGGCTCTCATGCCGGCAAAACAGCATCATCGCGAAGTTGGCGACGTCGACAGGGTCGCCCTTGGCTGCGGCAGCGAGGAGCAGCTCAGCTAAGTGCTCGCCGGAGCTCTTGCTGATGTCATGCCAGCCGCCGAAGCCTTGTTGACGCTTAACGCGCAATTTGCTCTTCATGGCCCTGGCGAACAGGTCGACCGCATGGTCGTCGAAAACGGCGGCGTCGTCGTCCTGCAGGTCACCGACGCCAATTTCCGGGTCGCGGCGTGCCCATTCCCAGACCGGCCCGTCTTCCGTGTCGTGGATCGAGATGGTGAACCAACCCTTGCCAGCTGGTGGCGCAGGCTCCCAGGCACTGATATTCGCATTGCCATCGTCGAAATAGCTGACATACACCGGATGGGTGTCGGCTTCACTTTCAAGCATCTTGTAATCGGTGACGAGGCCCTGGCTCACCAGCCATGCTTTGTAATGTTCCCCTTCGCCTTCGTCGAAATTTGGGACGCCAATGTGAAACCAGAAGCCGTCGGAATCGCGCACTACAGGGAGTGGCTGGATAAAAATCTCCGGTTTTGCATTCATGATAGGATCTCCTTATATTGCCTAATGGAAATTAAATGATTACTATTGCAACAGAGCCGTCCTTGACGGACGAGGGTGATTTGTCGTTTGCGCTGCAGTTCCCTGCGGGCTACGTTCAGCGATTCGCCGTGTCGAGGGAAGCATTGGAAGATCTCGCGCAATCGCGAAGCAACTCGCGTGCTGATTTGCTGACGTTCTTTCGAATTCACCAGGACAAAATCGTTGCCGTTGCCGCGAAGACGACTGGGCATCCCCACAACGGGGTCATCCCATTGAAGACAACGGATTTTTAAACACACACGCAAATTTTGGGAAATCCAATGAGACTGGATGTATTGAATACCATCGAAAAGGCGGCCCTGATTGAACTTGAGAAAGCAGCTCGGGGCACCATAAATCAAGCTACCGTGGACAAGCTGCACAGTCTCGGCCTGGCCGAAATTCGTAATGGAATTCCGCAACTCACCGGCGAAGGCCGAGTGTTTTTGATGCATAGCCGCTATCATGGCTTCGTCAGGTGACGTCACGCTGCTCTTATGCTCATGGGCGAAGCTATTCGTTTTTGATGTACAAATTTCATCACCAAGTGGCCTGCGCTTGAGAAACGAAAAATCGCGGTAATATTTCGCGTTGCCGAGGATCGGCTTCATGCTAAGCTCGCATTCGCATGATCAAATGCGAAGTTCGCTTGACCCAGCCCACCTATTGGATACAGACCGCTTGAAAAGCAGATCGCACGAATCTGCGCGGTTTCGCTGTCTGGTGCGATTGGGGTTTCTATCATAATAAAAATATATTTTTCGGGGGGGATATGGGGGAACGCGTTAAGGCGCTTTACAAGGGTTTTGAAATGTCTTTATTGCCGATTGCAGAGTGCGGGGCGTCGCCGGAGTATTCCCGCTATACGTATAGCGTCTACATCTGCCAGCGGACCGCTGCCGTTTCTCAGGACAGTGAAAAGAGGTATTCTTTTTCCTATCCGACGGCGATCTTTGCAAATGAAGTTGAAGCTGTCGGAGCCGCATATGAGCGAGGGCGTCAGATTATTGACGGCACCTTGGGTAACCGCGATGTAAGGCGTTTTTGAGATCACGCTAGGCCTGCTAGCTTTTTGATTTCGATGGTCGATTTGCCGGTGAGTTCGTGCAGCTTCACAAGCAGCGAGGAGCCGAGAGGCTGGACTTCATTGCGTGCCTTGCTGATGATTGGCGGCGCCACTTGCAGCACGCGGGCGAGTGCTGCGTCGTTCTTGAGGCTTTGCTGTTCAATTACGACGTCCAGCATGTGAGCGACCGTGTGTTTTGCATTCTTGGACTGCATGACATTCCTTTCGAGGGATTTGATAGGGGTAACTTAACGACCTGAGATATGGTCTAAGCGCTGACAGGTGGTTCGCCACCGAGGGCAACGACGAGGTCCGTCAGCATCTTGTTCAGCTCGGCTGTCATGAGCATGACGTCGGCGTCGAAGCGCTCGGCGTCGTTCTTGCTGCTGGGGTCGTCGCCTTCCTTGAGTACATCCAGGGGAGCAATGCGCTTGATCATCAGTGACTCGGTCAACACGAAGGAAACGTGATCGGCCCAAGTCATCGCCAGGCGCGTGCACTGCTTGCCAGAAGCGATATGGCGCCGGGTGTCGTCGGCTTCCAAGGTGTGGCGGATATAGCGCACGGTGGCTTTGCCTTCACCTGTAGCGCGCAGCTCGGTGTCCTGGTCAACGGTGAAGCCGCGCGGAGCTTCATCGGCCGCCAGCCAGCTTGTCATTGACGACAGGGGGGAGTGGACGGTCCGCAGGCTGGAAATCTGAAAGCTATCTACCGAAGCTAGCAACAGCTTCAGGACATCTTCGGCCGTCGACGTGCTGCCTGAGTCGATCACCAGCCAGCCGTTGACCGGATCGATCCAGACCCAGGTGCTGCGTTGGATGCTGAAGGCGCGTGGTAGCAGTTCATCGGTGACTTGCTCCTTGAGGTCTTTCAGCTGCTTGCGGCCCAGTGCATAGCCTTGCTGATCCTCGACCTCGGCGGAGCGCTCCTTGGTCACCTGATTGATGACGGAAGCGGGCAGCAACTTCTTCTCCATGCCGAGCAAGATCATCATCTGGCGGTTGACGGTGTGCACCAGCATGCCGTTGTCGCGCGGCGACAACCAGCCCTTGCTTTGCAGTTCCAGGCTGCTGCACTTGGCGAATGCCTGCGGCGCGAGGAAGGCTTCCAGCTGCGCGGCAGAAATAGGCCACGGCGCTGGAATGCGGTAGATCTGAAGATTTTTGAAGAACATTGAAATAATCCTTTGGTGGTGACTGAGCGCGATTAGCCAAAAACGCGGCGACGCGCCAGGTGGACGGCTGTGGAAATTGAGTTGCCTGCGCGGCGGTACACGCCATAGAAGCGGAAGAAATCGTCGAGCTTCATGTGACCACCTGATAGCAGGCCGCTTTCATTGGGGAGGAGCGTGCCGGCGGGGCGCTGGCGGCCAGGTGCAGCACCACCAGGAACATGGTTAGCGCGCCTAGGACGAAGCCGATGCAGTAGCGCTTCATGCCAGCACCATCACAGTGACGCCGAGGGCGCCGTCGTCGTAGGCGGCCTGTTCCAGCTGGGCGGGCTGGCCGATGGCCTGCAGGACCACCACATTGTTGTTGCCGTAGTCGGCTCGGATTCTGCAAATCATGCTGCACCGACCTTGGCCGCGACGCGGTCATAAATCTGAATTGCGGTCAGGTCCGGCGTGAAGTCTTCGCCGTCGAGAAAGGCGATTCCGATAGCTTCCTCAATTTCGTACTGAAGGCTGAGAGCGGAAAGCGAGTCGGCGCCGAGGTCGCCAATCGGTACGTTCACATTGAGCGGATCGCCAGCGAGGGGCAACTCGCTGGCCAGGATGGCGAGGACGCGCTGAAGGAGGCTGCGCGTAACCACAGGAAACGCGGCGATCATCGTGTGGCCTCGATCATCTTGTCGAGCTTGGCTTCCAGTTGCTTGCGCGATGGCGCGCTGCCGTCCCAGCACATCTCGGTCAGGAATTGCTGGGCATGCTTGCCGGTGACGAGGTCGATCAGCGCTTCGTAGCGGAGGGCAGTCAGATCGATGGCAGGGGCGGCCGGCACAGTAGTGGCGCCGTTGATGCTGGCGACGTCGCCCAGCTTAATCGGGGTGCGCTCCATTGCGACATCAACGACGCGACGGAAGGTCGCTGCGCAATCGGATACGCCGGCATGGTCTTCGATGACAACCCGGGTGCCAATCCATCCGAGATGATTTAGGTTTTCCTCGCACCAGTCCAGGCGCGCCGTATCGGCATCGTTCCTTGAGTGCTGAACCTGTTTCCGCTGAAATTCAGCGATTCGAGCTATATCCTGTGCCGCTTTATCCATTTAACTGCGCCCCTGGTTTGTTAATCCTATGGAAAAAATTATACGCGAATGAATAGATATGGCAATACGCGAATGGATAGATTGCTGCGAATGAATAGAATTAATCTGAATAACGATATGCACTATCTATTGCATTTTGTTATATGGGAAAATTTAGCCTGATTATCCGAATGCCCGGATTCAACTAGTGATGAAAGCAAACACCTGAAATTGCGATGTCACACCAAGTGACTAGAATGGATCGGAGGAGGGTGAAGCGATGCTGATATTTATTGATTGGAAGAAAGCACCGAAGGAAGCCAGGTGGTGGGCGATGGACGCAGATGGTAATGCCCACTGGTATATGGCGCCAAATTTTATTGCTAGAACTGACTTTTGGTTCGCCGGAGAAATGCCAGCTCCGACGTTTGGCTTCGATGGTCATTGGAAGGAAAGCTTGGTGGAGCGACCAGCATAGCAAATTATTTCATTTTGTAAAATAAATAGAGAAGTATCTATGTGAAAAATGGCCCATTACGAAGCTGAGTGTTTAGCGACATTGGTGATGCAGTGCAACACAGCATCACCTTCCAAAAGTTAGCCGCAAGTCAAATCTTTATTGACATTGCGTACGATGTCGTTCCAAGAAAAACTTTTGAAAAATTCTTGCCACTGACGTGGCGCTATGAATTTATGGCTTGAGCCCACGCGCCAAACGGCCACTACTGTTCCAGCAAGTCCCGCCGAAGATGCGCATGCCTGCAGCTCAGCGATAATTTGATTCTGTTCAGCACTGGATTTGTGATTAAAGCCCGAATCTAGCGGAATGATGATCATGTCTTGGCCTTGTTCGCGGATATGGGCAACCTGGAAAGTACTCATTGACGTCTACTCCTCTCGTTGGACAACTTAATTTTGACAATTCTTACGTTCAGTGAAATCGGCTTTGCTTGGCTGTGCCGATGCCTGATTGGCAATTCTTGCATTTGATTGTCTCTTGCCGAACGCCTTTAGCGCGTAGAGCGGACACCTTTTTGGCATTGGTAGCAGCGGCGGCCAGGGCAAATGAATGAGAATTTCTAGATATTCAAAGACCCAAAAAATAGGCCTTTGAATACGATGCTCAATTTGCAATTACAACTTAGACATCTTGGCAAAAGAATCAAGGACGAGTTTAAGATTTGAGATTTCCAATTTAGTGAGCTCATAGTCGCGACGTTTTTCGTCTCCTGAAAGGCGTATCGTGGACTGTTTTGCCTCGGCAATGATTTTCAGCGCGGCAATGTCATCTGCTCTGGCGACATAGTCGGCCGTTTCAAATACTCCGGCGGTATTGTTGGTATGCGTCACATCTCCTCGGGAGAAGCTTTTTTCATACACTACCGCGTCGTCAGAAAGTACTTTCAGTCGATCAAAGAATATCCAGGAGTCACCATAATAATGGGCGTAAATTCTCAAAATAGGCTTCTGATCGTCTGGAACTGAGATGTATGCGGTCAGTCTCTCGTCGCCAAAATCACGCTTTGGCGCGCCGTAGAATGAGATCTTCTCGATCTTGTCACGCTCGTCGAGCTTTAATCCACTTGTAGCTTCTTTAATAATTTCTTCGCGTTGCTCTTTTGTCAGTGGCGGCGGGCTTGGTGCTACGGCTGGAGTGGGGGTACTCAAGGGGACATCAGACTTGCCGCAGCCGAACAGCGAAACGATGAGTACACACAGAATTGCTTTTTTCATTTTCCTCCCCAGGAAATAATTTAACTACGCATTTTGTTGGATGTTGCAAGTCCTCGCCCTTGCATTACCATTATTGAAGGGCATTTCGTTATATCAATGAAATTGGTAATTGGGCAATGTTAATGTGTTTTGAGTAATATTGCTAGGTAACATCTAAAAAATTTGGCCGTAAAAAAGCCCGCTCGTGGCGGGCTGCGTTAGGCACTCGGTTGATCAGTTCATAAATTTTCGCGTTGAAGCAAAACTATCTTGCCAATAACGATGCACGGGGCACCGGTACATTCTTGGCGGGGATACCGTTTCTGGTCAAGGTTGTCCGAAACCAAGAACCATCTGCCATAGTCCTTCACCATGCGCTTGATCACCGGCTCACCATCAAAGTTGATTGCGAAAATTTGCCCATCCTTTGGGGTCATATCAGCTGTATTGATCACCACAGTGTCTCCATCGGACATCGTGGTTTCCATGCTCTCGCCTTTTACATCCAGGGCAATCAGTTTTTCTGGGGCATAGCCGCGCTTGATGAACCAGTCGCGACGGAATGTTATTGGGCGTCCTTCGTCACCTATCGGTTCGGCGTTGAATCCTGTAATACCTGCAGATAACCTCAATTTCACCCTTCTGATCGGAATTGACTCACCGTCATCTTGGTCGTGTGCAATAACGCGCCGAAAGCTACCGGGGACTGACGCAGCAGATATTTCGCCCACGCTGCCATCGGACACATTCTCCTGGCGATCACTATGAGGGGAGCGATGCTTTGGCCCAATACCTTCATTAAGCCAGGTAAAACTAACGTTGCAGGTTTCTGCCAATTTTTTGACTGTTGCCGCTTCGGGGCCATTTTTGCCAACGCCCTTCAAAATCCGATTTATCGTTGGTTGTGGTACGCCAGATGCACGTGCGAACGCGCTCTGGGACTCAAACCCCGCCTCTCGCATTGCCTCATCTAGTCGTGTTGACATATCCATCCTCGCACTATACGTGCGCGAATAGGCGCACGCAAATATCTATCCAATCGCGTATTGATTAACTATCCATTCGCGTATAAAATCGGCAGTCATGGATAAAAACATTCAAACATTGCTGCAGGAAATTAAAGCGAAAACTGCCTGGAGCGAGCCCCGCATCGCGGTTGAACTCCGGGTGTCGCAACCGACCGTAAATCGGATCCTCAACGGCCAGGGTGACTGCAAGGGGAGCACGCTGCGCGCAATAGGCGATTTGCATGCGGCAGTGTGCGCACCCCCCTCAGAAGTTCTCGCTAATAAGCAGTAGTTGATGTTTCCCATAACCGAACTTTAGATTCAGTGAGAAAAAAAATCATGTTCCTTGATCCACACGAAAGCGCTATTGCCTCCTTGTCCCGCCACATTAATGCGTGGAAGAAGCGGTCCGGCATGAGCAACGCGACGATTGCTGACGAGGTCGTAAAGGCTCACGAGCGCATCGGCGGCCCGGTCCGCACCGGCATCCGCTTTGACTCGCACAGTTCTGACGAATACAACCGGATGAAAGCCAACGCCACGCGGATCTGGCGCTGGCTGGATGACGTGACGGACGACAAGAACCTGCTGAACGCCAATTTCCTGCCATCGGTGGTTGCGGCGCTGCCGGCCGACTTGAAAATCAGCTTCTGGAACGAGTACCTGGCGCACGACGGCCTATGCGTAACCGGCGTGGACATGGCAGAGCAGGGCGAGTTTCACATCAACGACCTGGCCAGCATCATGAAAGAGGATTCCGAGGCGCACCAGGCATGCGCGAAGGTCATTGAGAATCCTGACCTGGTCACGCTGCAGCTGGCGAAGAGGGAAATCGACGAGGCCATCGAAATGAAGAAGCACGCCGGCCGCATGATCGGCGCCATGATTCGCGCCAAGTCGTTCCTCGGCAAGATTTGCCATCCGCGCCGCGCGCGGGAGGTTCAGCAATGAGGGGTTTGTGCTGCGTCCTTCAGGCCGCTCTGGCCTACGGATTGCTGCTGGTGATGCTTTGCATGGTGGCGCCGGTATGAATATCCGACCGCGCTCAAATGGTGCTGTATTGCCGCCGGCGGCGGTGTGCCGCAATGGGGCGCGCGGGAGCAAATGTCCGCATGTACATCTGGAACGACTTCCCTTCGTCTGTCGTCAGTTTGCCCAGCGCGGTGGTGCGACTGCAGCTAGGGCAGCTGAGGCGCTGCTCCTGAATCGGACGCGCGCTCGCAGCCAGTTGAATGACGGGATGCCTGCAATGCGGGCAGGCCAGGGCGATCTGATCCATTTTCATGCCGACCTCAGTTGTGATGGTGCCGATGATTATAGCCAGCAGACGACGCAGTGCAGCGCACGAATCAATTGTTCACATTCTTGGCAAATTCGCCTTACTTCTTCTATCTACGCTTTGTTCTCTCTCAAGGTGCCTTCATGAAAACTCAAGTTGCTGCAACGTCAAAACAAGCCTATCGGGGTTTGATCCACTGCAATCTTCCGGTGCGCGAGCGTGAGGTGATGGCGCTGTTCACCGATTTCGATGTTGTGCTGAGCCGGAAGCAGATCTGGAAATTGCTGGTCAAGGGGCAGGGCGATAAGGCGCCGGGCGAGGGCGGCACATGCGGGCGCGTGAATGCTCTGATCGGGAAACGGAAGTTGCTGGTTTCGCGCGGCGAGCGCATTGATCCGAGCACCAACAAGCTGCAAGAGCTCGTGGGATTGCCTGTCGCTAACCAACTGCCGCTTTTCTCATGAATGCACACCCCTTAGCTACACTCAAATTTCGTGAGAACACCAACAAGTCAGTGCCAATTGGTGCGAATCGTCACTGCAGCATCTGCAAACAGTTCAAGAAGCAGCTCGGTGGCAGGATGCTGACTAAGCCAGATGTGCGAGTCAAGCGCTGGGCATGTGAGCGCTGCGCAGCATGAAGCGAAGCGTTCTCAAATCCTCTTCTAAATCGATGAAGCGCTCAAGGTTTGTCGCCAAGGTGAAGCCGGTGGCCGGCCTGTTGCGAAAAACCAACTTGGGCGCCTCCGCAATGCGCCTGCCGCGTACCGTTACGCCCAAGAAGCGCACACCGATCAAGGTTCGGCGCAGGAAACTTACGAAGATCCAGGCTGCCGCTCGCGGGCAGGATTGCCTGCTGCGCTTCCCAGTCTGCAACTGGCGCAATGAAACCACGGTGCTATGTCACAGCAACCTGCTGAAAGACGGCAAGGGTCTAGGACTGAAAGCGCCGGACAAGCGCGCCGCCTTCGGTTGCTGCGCCTGCCACGACGTGCTGGACGGCCGCGCGCCGCGTCCGGCCGGCTTAACCTACGACCAGATGATTTCCCAATTTAACCAGGCCGTTGATGCCACGCATGTCATTTTGCGCCGCCTGGGTTTGTTGAAAGCTGAACTATGAGCGAACTCCCTACACCACTTAGTCCAGAGGACTGCGACCTGCGCGATTTTCCGTTCCTGCCGCTCGACATCGCTCGCCTGTTCAATTCCGAGTTCCACGCTCGTTCCAACGACACCGAATGGCGTGCCGGCGTCACTCTGTGGCTAAAGTCGTTTCACCAGGTGCCGGCCGGATCTATACCCGACGACGATGTCCAGCTGGCGCGCCTAGCTGAGCTCGGCCGCGACACCAAAACGTGGAAGAAGGTTAAGGGCGTGGCTCTCCATGGCTGGATCAAATGCAATGACGGCCGCCTGTATCACCCCGTCGTGGCTGAAAAAGCGGCGGAAGCCCTGGCTGGGAAGAAAACACAACGAGGCCGCACCGCGAAAGGCAGGCTACAGGTCATGCTCAAGCGTCTGTCACAGGCCAGTGACATGGTCGAATTCGCGTCTGCGGAAACAAGTGTACAGACTGTGTTGAGTGAGTTGTCACAGTATCTGTCACAGACCGAATTTGATGCAGTTTCAACGTCTGTCACAGACTCTGTCACAGAAGCCAAGAGAAAGAGAGAGGGACAGAGAAAGGGAGAGGAGAGGGAGAGGGAGAGGGAAAAGAAAAGAATTCCGATCCTACCGGATCGGGCGGACAGCCGCCGGCGCTCCCAGCGAAAAATCCCGAAGACAAGACCAAGCAGGAGATTTGGCAATCGGGCCGATCGTTGCTGGCGCAGGGCGGTATGCCAGAGGCCCAATGCGGCTCATACCTCGGCAAGCTGGTGAGCGATTACGGGACGGAGATCGTCCTCGATGCAGTGCGTACGGCAGTCGTGGAGCAAACACCAGATCCGGTGTCGTTCCTGAAGGCGCTTTGCCAGCGGCGCAAGGGGGAACGGAAGACAACCGCGCAATGGTGGTCGAGCGAGGAATTGATCATGGCCAAGGGCGCAGAGTTCTCGCTCGAGCCACTTTCTGGTGAGTCAATGTCGGCCTTCAAGGCGCGCATCCAGGCGTACATCGACAATGACGGGAAGCCGCCGGCGCCCAAGCCACTTCGAGTGGTCTCGTCTACTAGGCATGAACCCGAGACCGTGGAGGTCTCGCCTGAGAACCGCGCTGCAGCATTGGAAGCGGCGCGCGCATTGCGGCCGACGCTGGTCGGATGAAGTGCATTCTCTGCGTCCAGCTGGATTTGCACACGCACGACAAGTTAGCGAGGCTCGGATTCGGACGTTGCACTGTCGAGACGGCATCGGGCCAGTGGGAAAGCTTTCGGTTTGAACGGGATTGCTCTCGGTACCGGCCAGTAGCTGACGACGTGGCGACCGAACGAATGACCTGGTCGGAAAACATTCTAACCGCTAGAAAATTGAGGAGTTGAGCGTTGAGCAAGGTAACAACCAAGGGCGAATGCCGACTTTCGCATCCGGCGCCGGCGGCCAAAAAACGTCCGTGCCGGCCGCGCGCGCCCTCCGCCATCGAAGAGCTGTTCAACTTTCAGGTGCGTGCGCTGAAGCTGCCGACGACAACACGGGAGCACAAATTTCACCCGGTGCGCAAATGGCGAATCGACTTTGCCTGGCCTGGCCGGAAGCTGGCGGTCGAAATCGAGGGCGGCATCTGGACGCAAGGCCGCCATACCCGCGGCGCCGGCGTGCGCGCTGACATGGAGAAGTACAACGCGCTGGCGTCCCTAGGCTGGACGTTGTTGCGGTTCGACGGGACGGCCGTGACGAGCGGTGCAGCAATCCAGCAAGTCAAACAATTTCTATCGGAGAAGAGTAATGGCAGCCACGAAGAAGCGTAGCAAGCCATATCGGGCGAAACCCTTGGGTGACAACATCAAGTTGAAGATGCAGCCATGGAAGGTCAAGGCGGTGTTCGATCCGCTGTTGGCCATTGTCGATCAGCTGGAGCAAGACGGCACGATCGACACTACCACCCGCGGTCAGGCCGTTTTCCGCGATCACAACGACGGGGTTTGGTACGACTCACCGGTTGCCATCATGGGCGTCGTCGATGCGTACGAGATTCATGAGCGGCGCACCGGCCGGCAGCTGGGTTTGGCACCGTTGCGCCAGCTGGCCAACAAGCTCAAGTACGCGGCGCCAGTATTCGCAGCTGATACTGAAGCCGCCCGGAGCTGCTTGACGCGCATGCGCGCCGAGACCATTGAGATGACCGCCGCCTATGCCCGCGACTTGATCAAGGACTTCCAGATCATGGAAGAACTGCAAAAGATCGTTGCCTGAGACGGTTGCACAAATAACGACACACACCGACCAACTACGAGGTAATCAATGAGCGACGCTACAACATTATTCAAAAACAGCCATGAGGCGCTGACATTCGCATTCCATTATTCATCTCAACAGTACGCACTATCGCCGATGGCGAAAATGATGAATGTTGGCGCCATTGGGTCGGGGAAGGGGTTGGTATCTCAAGACGGCGCAGGCCAGGCGGGCTTCATCATGGCCGAGGTTGGACGATTGGAGCCGCTACACCGAGCTTGTATCATTGCGCGTTACTCGACCCGCTTTGCCGAATGCCCGTGCTGCGGGAATAGTGACAACAATATGACGCAGGAATACAAGGAGGCTATAACTGCGTTGAGGGAATGGACGACGTCGCTTTTCACGGGTTTGTCATTGCGCAACGCACGCGAGCTGGTGGTGCGCGCCTACTATGAGCGGGCGATCAAGGTACAAGCGATCGCTGACCAAGTGAAAATTCCGAAGCGAACACTGTACGACAACAAGGCCAAAATTTGGGAGGGTTTGAATAAGCTGGATCATGCCGCGCTTGTGAAAATCGACCAACGACTGCAGAGGCTGATCACCCCAAAGTTTGAATCGAATGCGGAGAATGAGTGCAACGTAGCCTAGTCAGCGATTGCGGCATCAGATTAAATGTACTAGCTCAGACTTGGCCTGGCACACGACGACCGACGACCGGCAGCTTCCGACCCTAAAGCGGACCGCGCGCTCCGTCGGAAATGCTAATCTTTGGTAATCCAAATTAGAGTAAAATTTTGATAAAAATGAACAGTTCTACAAGATCAGCGGTCTTTAAAAGGTATGTAAGGTATTATTCTCTTAGGATTTGCCGTATACAATGGGATCAACATTCTTTGATCGTTTGTAAGAATATCAAAGTCCTTGGAGAGATTGATTATCGAGCTATCTGTTAATCCGAAATTGATAAAAAAATCATTCTTACAATCCTCCGAAATTAAGGTTATAGCTTGATTAAAAATACTAAATATTTCTCTCGCTATTTCGAACGCTTTTTCACCCGCATAGCTGTCTAAGTCGATTAAATTAGACACCTCCGCAGCAATATAAGGAGTTATCCAAATCTCTTTGTATTTCGCAACAAGTTCCCACAACTGATGATAGTCCTCAATACAAAAATGCCCCAGGCGCTTTGATTTTTCTATGTATCTTCCACCGTCTACACCACCTATGACCATGACAAGAAGCAAATTGGTGTCGATTAATAATCGATCGCTCATTTTGATCACTTTTCCTTGTAGACCTTGAACCCCTTGAATTCGAATTGATGTTTTCCAACTATAAATATCTTATATTCTCTTCTGGTTCCCATGAGTTTCGCCAAGTTAAACAGATTATTTCTTGCAATGTTGTCATCCGGCAATTCAAGTGGATTATCTCCAGTCAAGTAATAACTCAGAGTTATTTCATAGTTGTTATCTGAAATAATCGCACCCTCCAGCGTGAATTCTTTCGCGCCAGGAAGAAGTTCTTTAGCATTATCCAAAGCAACAGCAATAGCTTTTTTAAAATCCATAACTAATAACCTTAATTGAAAATTGACCGAATGAAAAAGAGCTTCGGACGTCAGCTGATAACCGGTAGCGGGCGGAGGAGAACTCTAACTCATCTGACAGCTTGTGTCAGGTCAAGTCTGAGCTAATACAGATTGAACCTATTTTGGCTCGCTATGTAACACTCTGGAGTCGACTCAAAGTGGGCGAATGCGTGACTAGGTCCGTTAACAAAATCATTGCAAAGGTTCATCGAAAGGGAATTGTTTAACTCGCCGATTATATTTAACGAATGCCGCCGGTTTGACTATCTCAGGACGTCATTGAAAGTGCAGTTGTCAACTTGTTCCAATCCTCAAGAAAAACAAGGCGTGAGTCAACGAATGCCAGCCCGTCAAATTTATTCTTCCACGACCGCTCCGAAGGGAACAGCACAATGTTGTTGTGTCCTGGCTTTATGGAGCTCGGATAAATTATTCCATCGAGACGCCGCCCCTCACCGTCGATCTCGAAGACTTGTGCCAAGTATTCACACACTACCTGAGACGGCACATATTCTATGTGTTCCATCCCGTTCTTTTGGATGGGCCTTGAAACCTGACGGGTAAACTCCCATAGAAAAAGAATGGCCTCACGCTCATCTCGCTGACTACCATCAAACACCGAAGGAATTGGCGGGAGTTTTGTTAAGTCTGCAATTGTCAATGGATCGGTGGTCATGAATGCGCCCAAAGCGACGACGGTGGGTGGGTGTGCCACGACTTCACCTATAGCCGTCCCGGGCTCAAACGCTCCGTAAAAATATGAAATTCCTGCTGGGTTCATGCGACCTGCACTGGCACGCTCTGACGGCGGAGCTCCTAGCTGCGCCTCGTCTAAGTCCCATTCGTCATGCGGGTTTCTAACTCGACATCTAAAAATTGCAGAACCACCCGGGATTTCCCTAAGCATCCCAAATTTTCGCAGATGCTCGGCAATTGAGCTTAACAATTCATCTGGGGTAAGATAGTCCCTATCGTAAGCCACTCCATCTTTCTGCGCGAGGAAGTGAAATCGGGTTTGATGCTTAACTGTTTTTACGAACGACTTCCACGCGCGCGGTAGAAGCTGGTTTTGTCGTGACGCAGCCCAAAAGCCCTCTGAACAATCAGCCCAGCAGGAATTGTGAAAGCCAGATAGAACATCGTCATAGAACTGGTCCTGACAATCGAGTTCCAGTTCCCTCAAAACCTCGGCGGTATCGGATGTCTGAACGGCCCATTCCCCATCCTCGTATGGCACTCCAATATCCTGTGGCGCTCCATACCAATAGAAAACAGTGTCCGCAATTGCTTCCATTACGCATGCAGCAGGCGCGGCGGTTGGCGTATCACTTGTATGCCCGCAATAACTACATTCGCATGCTTCCGCGTTCTCGGTGATAAGCACTTTGAGAAATGGATCTTCAATGCATTCAGCACACACCCAGGAGTCAGGTGCGTCCCAGCCCCGAGCTTCCGATTCCATCATCGCTGTCTTTGTCAGTCCCATCTTTGCTCTGCCAAGTTTATTGATTCACAGTTTATTGAATTTACCTATGGCCCATCTGCCAATATTATTTTGAGTGCCTGGCACTGACTGATTCCGCCCAATGGCATTGCCAATTGATGTAGAGCTAGCCACGCACTTCATGTGAAATCGGGTTAGTTCCGATATTAAACTAAACTGCAAACAGCGCTCCCGATTACGACTTTTATCGAAATTGATTTTAAGCCACCGCGCTATATTGCCGCGCTGACAGTCTTTGTTGTTCTTTGTTGGCTGGATAGTTCAAGAATGATTTGCTCATAGTTCAAGCCCGGTGAAATTACTGCCACGCCAGCTTTGGCCGCCAGACTTTTCAGCTTGTCCTCGCCATCAAAGGGAAGAATTACGCACACTACGTCAGCAAGCTTAAAGTGGAATGTCTTGCACATTCTCCACTCTCGCTCCCAGGAAAAATCGTGTCGCTCGTGCATAGCATTCAACAGCGGGACTATGCGCCAGAATTTGCTCTTGAGATTGATTTTTGCCATGTTGAACATGGCTCGATAGGCCTCCCTCAAGTAACTGTTTTCCCCATAACTGTTGACGTAGATGGCTGGCTGAGCACCAGCATGAATTAGCCTGTCCTTCCGAAAAACTATTCCATAGGATTCGAGCTTGGTAGCCCGACCAGGGATTACCCCGGTTAGTTTGTGTATCTGACTCAGAGGGACCTCTGTAAAACAGGCTACGCTGCAACTACGATCGGCCTCGTCGAACAATTCGGCAATTTCGTTGTTATAGATGCAGTGAGGACGAACCGCGAAGATCATCTTGCCTTTGAGAATCTTAAGAAGGTTATCGCTGGCGGTGTTGCCATTGCTGAAATCGCTCCTGTCATCTCGCGTCAAGTGGACTACGAATGGCGACAGATCGTCCCGTCCGGATATGGCGTTTGCAACGTGTGGCTTAAGCATATCTTCCTCGAAGGCGTTAGTGGCAAACGTGTCCTTGATGTCGTCCAACAGGCGAGTGTTGCCTTCTGGAAGGTAATCGCCTCCCTTGTGAGATTGTCATTGCCTACTCAAGTTACATGCCGTATTCGGACTGAGTGTATTGGGTATTTTTCGGCGTCATCATGATTTGAGCGTCACATACCAATCCATTATCGCCTTCAGTTCGGTGCGAAGCACAGCAGTTAGAATTTTTTCGGCCTGTTTCGCCAGGGTGCGCTCCGATTCCGAAAGACCAGCGGCGGCGCCGTGTACAAGCTTGGATCTCAGTTGATAGACCTTGCGCATCAAATTGCGCGTTTCCAGTCGTGCGATAGCAGTCTTGTTGAGAAGGAAAGCGCACCGGTCAGCCAACTGTTCGGTGATTCCTATCTCCTCGTTTTGCTCTGACATCGCCGCTTCAAGCCCAATGCACGTCTTAATAAAGCGCATATGTTCGTCCTCGTCGATACCGGCGTCGAAAGCCCACTCAAGCGAGCGACGAATTGACTTAACGTTTAATTGTGCGACTGGATCCTGGACTGCAGTAAGCAATTTTCCGACGTGCTGCTGCAATGACTCTGCCTGACGCGCTGTCCACTCACCTTTCGTAAAAGTGAGTTCACTCAAAAATCTCGATAGTCCGATGCCCAGCCTAACGCGGCAATAATCGGTAATCCTCGGTTGATCACATATCCACTTCGCATCGAGAATGTCTTGCTGTTCGGTTCCACTGAGCGCTAAAACTAACGGAGACTGCCTCTTCGAAGTTCTGGTGAAATAACCCAACAGCGTCGCAATTTGCAGGGTCCATTTTGCTTTGGTCATCGCGTCCACGAAAGCACTTTGGGTGCGTTCCCCGTTTACATAGCCGCTTCCTTGCACCTTTAACAGCGAGCCGTTGTCGGAAGCGGTGACGTCCCCGGCCCTGACCATGCCGCGTTGGGCAACGATCCGGTTTCGAACGATAGTCACCGAGCTACTCAACTTTATGTCTTCAGGGACAATAATTTGAGGCAGCGGAAAAAAGAACCAATAATCTTTAGGCGACGCCAACTGATCGAGGATCTGATCCGCCAGTGAGTCCAACGACGCCGCAGTTAGCGTAAGTGTCAGTAGGCCATCCAAGGCTTTCGTCCGGCCTGGTAGACCCAAATAAGTGCTGTAGATGATCTGGTCAATGTCATTATCACTAATCCAAGACAAGGTTGCCTTGCACACTTCGGTCTTGAACGCGCCGTATGCCGGATCCCACACGGGCAAAACGTCCATGATCATCTCCGACGTGGTGAGCGCGTGTAGCAGTTTTCTCTTGGCTGCAGCGCGAGTGGGCAAATTGGAGAGATTATGTGGCATCTGATTTTAGATTAATGGACGATCGATGTTCTGAAGTACCTGCTTCAGTACAGGTTCTACCCGTTTCGATTTACAACTTAACGTGCCCGAGAATACAGTTGGTCCTCAATGGTTCTATTTGGGCGAACTGTAGGTCTCGGTTTTGATTGTAACGTTACGAATCCCGTAATGATAAAATTTTGATGCAGTACATTTAATTCGAATTGATCCGGGAGTACATCTACAAATACTTGCGCCGCGCGAAACTGTGCGGTAGTATCCGTTTTCATATACACGTCATTTCTGTATCTAGGGAATTTGATGACGGATATTTGAGTAGATTCTTTCGCGGCGCGGTCACTTTGCAGATAGCACTGGAATGCGCGAATCTCCTCAAATATCAATAGTATGCAAAGCCTCGTACCGTTACCGGTCCGGGGCTTTTGCGTTTGATGGGCTGTTTTTTCGAGCAATGATAGATAATCATTGTTTAATAAAACAGAGGGAATCGCGATGAACGGAGATTGGTTGGAGGTAGTGAAATGGCTGACGACGCCGATCGTCACGCTTCTCGGTATTTGGTTGACAAATAAGTACAACCTAAAGAATCTGGCGGCGCAACATGACAGACTTCTAACTAAGGATGCTCAGCAAAGGCAGTATGAGTTTCGAAAAGAAATATATCGCCCCATTGCGGCGGAGTTCGTAAAAATGAATCAGACTCTCGCGGCTACTTTAACGGGAGAGGTAACACAGGATGAATTCAACGAACGGATAACTGAATGTAGCGGGGCAGTGGCAGCAATTCAATTGGTTGCGAGTCCGCAAACTGTTCTGTTGGTTCAAAAATTTGCCTTGTCGTGTAGCAGAGCACTCGTTGATGGAATGCCAGCGAACAACGAAAGTGCCCGGCTGAAACAGCTGGTGGCCGCCGCAGCAAATGCAGACGAGAGACTTCAGAATGAAAAAATACTCTATTCACACGTTCTAAGTTGCATTGATCGATTGACTTTGACGATAGATCAATTACACGAGCAATCAGTTCCGGTTATTGTTGCTACACGCCTGGAGCTTGGCTTACATACCTCTTTCGAGGAGTATTCGGCGATTTCCCAAGAGGTCGCCAAAGTTTCGAAGAAAATGCTACATGATATGGCGGATAGACTTCGACAATCTGTAGTTCTCTAAATTCATTTGCGGCGCGCTTAAATGCCTCGTTAGCACGGATGCTACTTGCTATTCGGCACCCAGTTTAGCCGCCCGGAGTGATCTTGGTGGCTTTTCCATCTGCAGTTCTTGTTATGACTGATTCGAATGCCCGCGAGACCAAATAAACCTTGTGCGGCGCCCGGTTGCAGTCTGTTGGTCGATGGTTCCAAGCGCTGTTGCCCTCGCCATCAGAAGTTACGCTATCAGCGTGACAGTCAGCAGCGTGGTACCGCTCATGAGCGTGGATACACCAGTGCGTGGACGAGGGCGCGGGCGCATTACCTGCGCGCTCATCCGCTCTGCGCGCATTGCACGTGCGATGGCGTCGTCACTGCTGCGACGGTCGTCGATCACATTACACCGCCGCGACTTCGAGACGCGCTGGCCAGTGAAGACGCCGGGCTGATAGCCAGAGCGAAGGCGTTGTTCTGGGACAGTTTGCGAAACTGGCAGTCCTTGTGCAAGCGCCATCACGACATCAAGACTGCGACCGAAGATGGCGGGTTTGGGCGGAAAGGAAAGCACTAATACATGGAAGCATGGAAACGGAAGCGCTGGTCGCGAAATGTTGGCGCGCTTGCCGTCGTCGGCCGCGGTCGGCTATGTGCGATCTGCCGCGGCGGCGACCATCACGAAGAACACTGCGAGGAAGCGCCGGAGCCGTTGCGGGAACGGGCGGCTTCGGTGCCGCAGGAAGACGAAGCTGACGCCGCCAGGGACCTCTCAGAGGGGTAGGGGGAGTCAAAAGTCTGGAAGGGAACGTCCGCCAGACCGTCAGCTTAGTAATTTTTTTATTTCCACAAAATGAAATTTCAAAAGGGTTGATTTATGGCAAGGCCTAGAACCCCATCGAACGTGCTGCAAATGCGGGGGGCATTCGACAAGAACCCCAAGCGCGGACGGGAGCGGGAAGGTGAGCCGGAACCCAATGGCGAGATTGGCGAGCCGCCGGAAAGCTTGAGCGAGGACGCAAAAAAATGCTGGTTCGAAATTACAGGTTTGTTGGCGCCGGGCGTTCTTTGTCGTTCGGATCGCCTCGCTCTTGAAATGGCGGCATCGCTGCTTGCTCAAATTCGGGGGACGCAATGGTTGGTGCCGGCGGCGGTACTTACTCGCTACGAGACCCTGATCGGCAAGTTCGGTATGACGCCGTCCGATCGGTCTAAAGTCTCGGTACCGAAGACGGCTGCCGCCAATCCGTTCGCCAAGCTCATCAAGAAAGGAAAGTAAGCGTGTTCAATGGCCAATCCACATGTAACGGCGGCAAATCGCTACGCGCGCGAAGTCGTGGCGGGAAAGATTGTCGCGTGCAAGTGGGTCAAATTGGCCTGCAAACGCCATCTCGATGACCTCGAAGCGGCGAAAAAGAAGACGTCCAAATATTTTTTCGACGCCGGCGCCGCGGACGATGTCTGCGCGTTTATCGAATTGCTGCCCCATACCAAGGGTAAATGGGCCAAGACTAAAGAGCTGATTGTGCTGCAGCCGTGGCAGAAGTTCATTTTCTGCGTACTTTTCGGCTGGAAGATTCGCAAGAATGAACGGCGGCGCTTTCGTAAAGCCTATATCGCGGTTCCCCGTAAAAACGGCAAATCCATCTTGGCTGCCGGCATTGCACTGTATATGTTCGCTGCCGATGGCGAGTTTGGCGCCGAGGTCTACTCCGGCGCGACCACAGAGAAGCAAGCCTGGGAAGTTTTCCGGCCCGCCAAGCAAATGATCGAGCGCACGCCGGAGCTGGCCGACGCCATCGGTGCCGAGGTATGGGCAAAGATGTTGCTCACGCCGGCCGATGGGTCAAAGTTTGAACCGGTGATCGGCAAGCCAGGCGATGGTTCTTCGCCCTCCTGCGCGATCGTCGACGAGTACCACGAGCACGATACCTCCGAGCTGGTCGATACGATGGAAACCGGTATGGGTGCGCGCGATCAACCGTTGCTGGTGGAGATAACCACGGCCGGTTACAACATCGCCGGGCCTTGCTATGACCAGGAACAGGATGCAAAGAAGGTACTGGAAGGCGCGCTGGAGCAGGATGAGCTGTTCGCCATTATCTACACGGTAGATGAAGAGGATGCCTGGGACGATCCCAAGGCACTGCGCAAGGCCAATCCGAACATGGGAATCTCGGTTGATCAGGATTTCCTGCTCAGCCAGCAGCGCCAGGCAGTGCAGAGTGCCGCCAAACAGACCCGATTCAAGACCAAGCACTTGAATATCTGGTGTTCGGCGAAGACGGCCTGGATGAACATGATCGAATGGACCAAATGCGCGGATCCGACGCTACGCCGCGAACAGTTCATAGGTGACAAAAACTGGAAAGCGCTCGATCTGGCCTCCCGCTCAGATATTTGCGCCGACGTCGATTGCTTCATACGAGAAATCGAGGGCAAGACCCACTATTACCTGTTCGGTAAATATGCGTTGCCGGAAACGGCTATCGAATCCGCGACTAAGTTCAAGAACTCCTATACCAAGTGGGTGATCGAGGGCTTTCTCGATCAGCATGAGGGTGCGGAGATCGATTTTTCCATCGTGCGCGATCTGGTGCTGGCGGACATGGACGTGTTTGCGCCGCAAGAGGTCGTATTTGATCCTTGGCGCGCCGCCCAGCTGGCGCAGGAACTCATGAAAGAAGGCGCGGTTGCCGTCGAGTTTCGCCAAACGGTGCAGAACATGTCGCTGCCGATGAAGGAACTGGAGAGCGCGGTCAAGGCTGGACGGCTGCACCACGACGGCAATCCCGTCCTGACCTGGATGATGTCGAACGTGGTGGCGAAGCTGGACGCCAAAGACAACATCTATCCCCGCAAGGAAAAGCAGGAAAACAAGATCGACGGCGTTGTCGCCGCGATTATGGCAGTCGGCCGCGCCATGCTGGCCGAACCCGATCAAAGCGACGACTGGATCAGCGACATCCTCATCGCCTAATAGGAAATCAATGAGTCAAACCAAAACGAAGCCGGCAGGGCGCATCAAATCGAGCGTCCTGAAGTGGCTCGGTGTGCCTATTGCCTTGACCGATAGCGACTTCTGGTCGGCTTTTCTGGGCGGCGGATCCTTTACCGGCCGTCGGGTAACGGTCGATGCTGCCTTGCAGCTGGCCACGGTATGGGCATGCGTGCGCCTACTGTCCGAGACGATCGCCACCTTGCCGCTGGGGTTCTACGAAAAGCTCGCTGACGGTTCGCGCAAACCGGCGACCGATCATCCGCTTTACGATCTGCTGCACAACCAGCCGAATGCCGAAATGACTGCGGTGCAGTTTTGGGAAGCGATTATTGCCAGCATGCTTCTGTGGGGGAATGCCTACATAGAGAAGGCCAGGATCGGCAAGCGGATCGTTGCGCTGAATTTTCTGCTGCCGGCGCGAATGCAGAAGCGCCGGTTGCTCTCCGGCGCGATGGAATACAACTATCGTGACCTGGACGGGACGCAGCGGATCATCCCCGAAGACGACCTGGTCAACATTCCAGCATTCAGCCTGGACGGCGTCAATGGTCTAACGCCCATGTCCTACGGTGCGAACGTGTTCGGCGCCGCGATGGCGACGGATGAGGCCAGCAGTAAAGTGTTTTCGAGCGGCATGCGTGCCGCCGGCTTTGTCAAAGTGACGGGCTCTCTCAAGAAGGAGCAGCGCGAGGATCTGCGCGCCAGCATTAAACAGTTTGCCGCCGGTGGGCCGGAAGCGGGCAACGTCATGGTGCTGGAGAACGATTCGACGTATCAGCAGCTGACCATGAATCCGGGTGACTCGCAGATGCTGGAATCGCGCTCCTTCAATGTCGAGGAAATGTGCCGCTGGTTTCGGGTTCCTCCCTTTATGGTGGGGCATTCCGCCAATTCGACCAACTGGGGCACTGGCATCGAGCAGCAGATGATTGGTTTCTTGACATTCTCCCTGCGGCCATGGCTGACCAGGGTCGAGCAGGCGATCCGCAAATCCCTGTTGTCGCCAGGTGAGCGCAGCAAATTCTTTGCCGAATTTGCCATTGAAGGTCTGCTGCGCGCCGACAGCGCCGCGCGCGCCGAGTATCTGGCAAAAATGACACAAAACGGGCTGATGACGCGCAACGAGGGCCGGGCCTACGACAACCGTGCACCGCTTGCCGGCGGCGACGAGCTGACGGTGCAGAGCAATCTGGTGCCGCTCACCATGCTGGGCAAGATCACATCTACCGCCGGCTCGGCCAAGAGCGCGCTGCGGCAATGGTTAGGAATCAAAAACGATGAGGACCAAAATGAAACGTAAAAGCGGAACGATGCAGATCCGATCATTCGATTACCAAGTGAAGGCCGTCCAAGAGGATGGCCTTTTTTCTGGCTATGGTTCCGTGTTCGGCACAGTAGACAGCTACAACGAGGTCGTGGCACCAGGTGCGTTCCTCGATAGCATTGCGGAAACCAAGGTCAAGGGACGCACGTTTCCGGTGCTGTGGCAGCACCGCTCCGGCGAGCCGATCGGTGATTGGGACATCGAATCGCTGAAGGAGGACGATCATGGCCTTTTCGGTACCGGCCAGCTGTGGCTGCAGGATGCGGCCTACGCCAAGATCGCCTACCGCGGCATGCAGTCGCGCTCGATCACCGGTCTGTCGATTGGCTATTACGTTCGGGACTCCAGTTACGACGAAAAGACAGGCATTTTGACCCTTAAAAAGCTGGATCTGGTCGAAATTTCCATTGTCACTACGCCGGCGAACGACGACGCCCGCATTGACGCCATCAAGGCACGGATTGCCCACGGCAACCTACCCAATCTCCCTGATTTTGAAAAGCTCCTGCGCGAGGCAGGCTTTTCGAAGACTCAAGCCACGGTGATCGCAAGTCGTGGCTTGAAACACCTGCTCCGGAGCGAGTCCGAGGGCGACAGCGAACAAAAGGCAGCTCTTTCTGAAATGAGCCAACGCCTTGCCAGCTTTTCTCTCCCTCAACTTTAAGGAATCAATATGAAATTGAAACATGTATTTTTGTTCGCCGCCTTGGCGACACTCGCTGCCGCAGGCTTCGCCGCCGAGATTGCACCGGCCGTCCACGCGTCGCTGCATCCGGCGCTTTTCCCGAGCTTTGGTGACGGTGGCTGGATGTCGCTTCTGCCGTTTGCCGGTGCCGGCATGCTGCGTAAGAGCGGTGGCGAAGGTGGCGACGACATCGGTGCTGTGAGCAAGCGGCTCGGCGAAGTGATGGACCAGGTCAAGAACTTCGGCGAGGACATCGCCAAGAAGATGGCCAGCGGTACTGCCGTTACGCAAGAGCTGAAAGACGCGACCGACAAGACGTTGACCGAAATGAACGATTTGAAGTCGCGCATGGCTGAACTGGAGCAGAAGAGCGTCCGCCGCCCCGGCAATGACGAGCAGCAAGAATTCAAGACGGTCGGCCAGCGCGTCGTCGAAAGCGACGCCTTCAAGGGCATGAACAGCTCGGAGCGCAAGAGCCTGCGCGTCAGCATGGAGCGCAAGGATCTGATGAATGTGCCAGGCACAGTTGGCGCCGGCGTCAGCTCCAGCAACTCTTTGGTTATGGCTGATCGCCAGCTGGGCATTGTGGCGCCGATCAATCGCACCTTGACCATTCGCGACTTGCTGCTGCCAGGTCAGACCGGTTCCAATTCGATCGAGTACGTCCGCGAAACCGGCTATACCAATAACGCTGCTCCGGTCGCTGAAGGCGCGTTGAAGCCAAAGTCGGACATTCAATTCGATCTGAAAAACGCTCCGGTACGCACCATCGCCCACCATTTCAAAGGTTCGCGCCAGCTGCTGGACGATGCCAAGGGCCTAGCCAGCTACATCGACGGCCGCGCGCAATACGGTCTGCGCTTCAAGGAAGAGCTGCAGCTCCTGAGCGGTGATGGAACCGGCGCCAATATCCTGGGTTTGCTGCCGCAAGCGATTGCCTTCAGGCCGGCGTTGGTGCTGGCGGATGCAACGCCGATTGACCGTTTGCGCCTGGCCATCCTTCAGGCGGTGCTGGCCGAGTACCCAGCGTCGGCCTTCGTGTTGAATCCGATCGACTGGACCGGTATCGAGCTGACCAAGGACAAGGAAGGCCGCTACATCATCGCCCAGCCGGTCAATGGCTCCGGCGCACGCTTGTGGGGCTTGCCAGTGGCCGAAACGCAAGCCATCGCGCAAGACACGTTCCTGACAGGGGCCTTCAACCTGGGCGCGCAGATCTTCGATCGCATGGAGGTCGAGGTGCTGTTGTCGACAGAGAACGAAGACGATTTCGTCAAGAACATGGTCACGATTCGGGCGGAAGAGCGCCTGGCGCTGGCGGTGTACCGGCCGGAAGCGTTCGTGACGGGTTCTGTATCGGGCGTGAAGCCGTAATTTGGCCTGGTGAAACAGTAAATCGACCGAAAGGGCAGCCCATAACGCTGCCCTTTCTCATTTGGAGAGACGCATGAGTGCAGAAGACAACGAAATTCTGGTGCAGCCCGTAAAAACGTTTCACGGCGAGGAGGGTTTCAAGACACCCGACAGCGAGCCGTTTGCGGTTTCTCGCCAGCGCATGGCTGATCTGAAGGCCAATGAGCTGGTGGTCGAAGTCGCCGCTGCTGAAAAAGCGGCGCCGGCAGCCAGCAACAAGTCGGCCCCAACGCCGCGCAACAAGGGCAAGAATGGCGACGCCGCTGACTGACAAGTTCGGTCTAGCTCAGGCGCGTGCACATCTGCGCCTGGATCCGGACGACGATGATCCGATGATCGCTTTGTACATGGAAGCGGCCGTGGATCGTGTCGAGCAGCACATTCAGGCGCCGTTGGGTCGCAACGTTGCCGACGTCGGTGCACAGGAAGACGTCGGCATACCGCCCAGCCTGAAGGCTGCCGTCCTGCTGTTTTTGGGCGATTTCTGGGAGAATCGCGAAGCATCGTTTGATCACAAGATGATCGAGAATCGCGCAGCCGAGGCACTGATGGCGCCTTACAGAACTAATTTGGGGGTGTGATGCAGGCCGGCCAGTTACGACATAAAACGGTCATCCAGTCGCCCCCATCCGGACAGGATGATGACGGCAATCCACGTACGGAATGGCTGTTGGTGGGTAAGCCCTATGCCAAGAAGGAAGATCTGAGCGGGCGCGAGCTGTTTGCGGCGCAGGCGGCACAAAGCGAGGTGACTACTCGCTTCCGCATCCGTTACAGAACGGGTGTCACTGCAAAAATGCGGCTGCTGTGCGATGGCGTGATTTACAACATTGAAGCAGTGCTAGACCGCGACGGTCGTAAACGTGAGCTGCAGCTGATGTGCTCGTCAGGATTGAACAATGGCTAACATCCAATGGAGTGGCCTCGATCAGATCCAGCAGAATTTGCTGCGGCTGCCGGCCATGTTCGCGGATTCGTTGCGGTCGGCAGCCAATACAGGCGCCACAGTCATCAAGAACGAGGTGATGGCGCGCGCGCCAGAGGACAAGGGCGTTCTCAAGTCCGCGATCTACCAGAAGCATATCGACGAGCTGTCCGGCGCCGACAGGCAGGTCTATTACGTGTCCTGGCGCAAAGGAAAATCGTCCGAGTTGGACGCTTTCTATGGCAAATGGGTCGAGTACGGTCACTGGTATGTGCCGAAGAAGCCCAAGGGCGTACGGGCCAAGGACCATCGGGCGGCGAACCGTAATGTGTTTGTACCAGCGCACCCATTCCTGCGGCCGGCATTCGATACACAGAAGGACGCCGCACTGTCGGCCATGCGCAACAAGCTGGCGGAGAACGTGCGGAAGGCTATTGCGGAGATCAACCGATGATTGAAAAACAGATATGGGCTGCGACTAAGGCCATGTTTGCCGGCGGCGTGCATTACGACGTGGCGCCGGATAGCAATACGCTGCCCTACGCAACGCTGCAGCAGGTCGGTGGCGCCAGTGTCAACGACCTCGACGGCCCGGATACCTTGGAAAATCCCCGGATCCAGATCGATGTGTTTGCAAAAAGCCGCACGGAAGCAAACGATCTGCTGGCGGCAGCTGCGACCGTGGTGTGTGGCGCGCCACTTCGGGGTGTTCCCCTTGGCGCGCCCATCAGCAGCTATAACTCGGACATCAAGGTATTTCGGCGCAGTCAGGATTTCAGTTTCTGGGTTTGACCCGCGTTACATCATTTTCATTTTTTATTTTTCATTTCGCCGCCTACGGGTGGCTTTTTCTTTTGGAGAACAGTATGACTTCGGTTGCTTTATCCGCACAAGGTAGTAAGCTGGAAATCGGCGCCGCCGGCGCCGATCCCATCTTCACGCAAATCAAGGGCTTCAAGTCCTATACGGGCTTTGATGGCTCTGCGTCCGAGATCGACACCACCGATCTCAATAGCACGTCGAAGGAATTCTTGCTCGGCCTACAAGACAACGGTAACTTCAATTTCGAACTGCACATCAATCACGCAGATCCCGGCCAGCTGGCGCTGACCGCCGCCAAGAAGACCGGTGCACTGACACCTTTCAAGCTGACGCTGCCGGATGGCTCGATCGCTACCTGGAAGGGACTTGTCAAATCCGTGCCGCTGCAGGGCGCCGTCGACGGCGTGCAATCCGGTAGTGTGACCACCCGCATCAGCGGCGACGTGGATTGGAAATGAAGACTATGACAATCCTCAACCGCGATGCCATCCTGGGCGCCCAGGACATTAAGACCGAAGATATTCCGGTACCGGAATGGGGTGGTTCGGTGCGGATCGGCCTGATGTCCGGCGCCGGGCGCGACCAGTTTCTCTCCGGCCGGGAAAAGAACATCTCCCTCAGCTGCTTTCAGGCTTCGATTCTGGCCGCCACCATCATCGATCCCGATGGCAGACGCCTGTTTACTGAAGCGGACATCGAGGCGCTGCAGCAGAAAAACGGTCAGGTGCTGGGCCGTCTGGCCGATGCCGCTTTCCGTATCAACGCCATCGGGCCAGCCGCGGATGAAGCCGCCGCAAAAAACTCCGAGACCGACCAGAGCGACGCATCTGGCTCCGGCTCGCCAGAGACCTCGGTAAAAGCGTCGGACAAGTCCAGCAAGAAGTAGATTCGGCAGAGTTCGCGGAGTGGAAGGCGTACTACGCGATGACGCCAGACCGGGAGCGCGACGACGATTGGCGGCATGCGGAGTTGATGAGCCTCATGGCCAACATCAACCGCAACACCAAGGTGCGGCCGGAGCCATTCTCAGCCACAGATTTTATTGCGTGGTGGGAAACATCGCCGGCCGGCGCCGCGACGAATGCGCCGGTCGACTTGGGTGACGCGAAGGCGCAATCCGATCTCATCAAAGCAATGATGTTCGGTAAGACGAAAGGAAATAGTGCATGAGCGACGACGTACTCGGTAAAGCCACGATCATGATGGTGGCTGATCAGAGTGGATTTAATGCCGATATGGTTAAAGCCGCCCAGACCGTCGCCAAATTCGCCGACACGGCGGCCGACGCGGCCGGCAAATCGTCTACGGCGCTGACCTCGATCGGCGATGCCTCGACCCAATCTGCCAACACGATGAGTTCGTCGCAAAAACGCTTTGTCGAGTCGCTGCAGCGTCAGGTTGTCGCGATGGAGGGCGGCAAGCTGGCGGCCTTGTCTCTGAAAGCTGAGCAGATGGGGCTTGCCGGCGCGGCCGCGCCGCTGATAGACCGCATGCGGCAGGTGGAGGCGACGCAGCGCGCCGCCGCGGCAGCAAACGATGCCGTGTCAGGCAGCTTTGCAGGGGCATCGGCTGCTGCGACCTCGTTTGCGGAATCGGAAGATCAGGCGACTGCACGTATTCGCGCCATGGTGGCCGCCTCCGTAGCACAGGCCGAGGCCTTGAACAAGCAAAACTCCGCTTCACGGGAGGCGGCAGCTGCTGCCCGCGAGTTAAGTATTGCGAATGGCAGCGGATCCAGCAGCGGCGCCAAGGTAGATTTTTCGTTGCAGCAACGCGGTATGCAGTCGACAGCCAATGAAATTGCCGAGGTCAATCGCGCCCTAGCGTCGATTGGCCGCGGCGCCAGCTCCATGAAAGAGGTGCAATTGCAGACCGACAAGCTGCTCGGCCTGTGGCAGAGCGGCCGGATTTCGGCAGAGCAGTACGACCTGGCCGTCAAGCGTCTGGACGCCTCGGAGGCGGGGCTGGCCAAGTCGACGGCAGATGCCGCTGCCAAGGCGGATGCTTTTGTCGCCAAACTGAAGGACCAAGCGGCCACCGCCGGCATGACGACCAAGCAGCTCATGGAGTACCGCGCGGCGCAGCTGGGTGTGACCGCGCAGGCAGCACCATTCATCGAGAAGATCGGCGCCGGCGAGAAGGCGCTGCACAGTTTCAGTATGGAGAGCGGCGGCGCCCGCCGCGAGCTAGGGGTTGTAGCGCGCGAACTGGCGCGCGGCGACTTTGGCGCCGCTGCCAGGTCCATGTCGATCCTGTCGGAGCGCACGGGCCTGACCGCCATGATGATGTCGCCGCTGGGGCTGGCGGTGGGGGCCGTGGCCGGCGCGTTTGCCGTGCTGGGCTACGAAGCCTATGCCAGTCATCAACGTCTGGAGGAAGTGAATAAATCGATTGCTTCGTCTGGCAGCTTTTCTGGACTCACTGCGGACCAGATCTCCGGCATGGCCACACAGCTGGCCGGCAGCTCGCGATTCATTGGTGAAGCCAATGAAGCCCTGGTCGGCCTGGTCAATACCGGCCGCATTAGTGGCGACCAGCTGGGCAGCTTCGGCCAGGTGGCGTTGGAGATGGCCAAGGACACTGGCAGGAGCATTGCCGACGTCACAGCCGACCTTGGCGCGCTGGCGGACGATGCGGTTGCCTGGGCCGAAAAGTACCAGAAGCAGCACCATTTCATGAGTGCAGCCCAGTATCAGCTGGCCGTCCAGTACGCGGAAACTGGGGACAAGGCGGGCGCCGCCAAAGTCGTGATCGATGCCTTGCACGACTCGCATCAGCGCATGACGACGGACGCCGGCAAAGATATTGGCCTTGTCATGACGATCTGGCAAGGTTGGAAGAGCTTGATTATCGAGGTTGATCAGTTGCTTGGGCGGGCCATTGGCCCGAGTACCTACGCCAGCCAGATGGAGTCCGCGCAAAAGCGGTACCTTGGCAGCACGGCACGGCTGGAAAATCTCAAGGCCGCCAAGGATGGTGGCAATAAGCAGCTCATCGAGCAGGTGCAGGCAGCGGTCGACGCGGATCAGAAGGAGCTCAGCCGCATCAACGACCTGATTCTCAAGGAGCATGCCAAGACCAAGGAAAGTCAGGCGTTGGGTAAAAGCGGCGACCAAGCGATGGCGCTGCGCAATTACTTGAATGATTCGAAATATGCGGATAAGGACAGCCGCAAGCGTATCGACAAGGACAAGGAAAAGAAGGATTTTGCGGATGCTACTGCCGGCCTGGTAGAGGGTTCGAAGGAATACGAGACCGCTTACGCGCGCCATCAGGCCAACCTGAAGAAAATTGATGAGCAGTATCAGGACAAGAAAGCTGCCAAGCCGAAGGCTTACCACGATGACGCCGGCACCAAGCTGTTGCAATCCTTACGCGAGCAGGAGGCAACGCTGCAGGCGCAACTGGGTGGCGAAAATAAACTGACCGAGGCGCAGCGTGAGCGCGTCAAGTTTGAGCAGCAGATCGCTGATCTCAAAGAAAAGAAGGTTTTGACGGCGGATCAGAAGAGCTTGTTGAACGATGAAGCGGCGATTCGGGCACAGCTGGACAAGAATGTCGCGGTTGCGGAGGAAGTGCGCCTCAAGCAGGAAAAGCAGAAGCTCAGCGAGCGATCTGCGCAAATTGGGGAGTCGATCAACTCGCAACGTGGCGGCCAGCAGGAACAATACGGCCGCGCGCTTGGTGCCTTCGGTATGGGCCGCGCCGAGCAGGAGCGGGTTGCCGCCTACAACCAGATCCAGAAAGAATACCAGCGTTATCAAGAGCAGTTGACCAAGGCGACGCCAAAGGAATTGCTCGGGTCGCAGGAATTTCAGGACGCGCAAGGGGCCATACAAGCCGGCTTGGCCGGTTCGCTGAAGGATTACGAGGCCTACTACGACGAGCTGCAGGCTAAGCAGGGAGATTGGCGCAACGGCGCCATGCAGTCCTTCTACGACTATCAGGATGCGGCCAGGAATGTCGCCGCACAGGCCGGGTCAGCATTTACCAATGCTGCCAAGGGGATGGAAGATGCACTTGTGAAATTTGCGACGACCGGAAAGCTATCGTTTTCTGATCTGGCCAAGTCCGTGATTGCTGATATTGCCAGGATGCAGGCCAAGGCGGCAATCTCCGGTTTGTTCAGTTTTGCCATGAACGCTATCGGTGCCTACGTCGGGAGCACAGGTGCTGTCAATGCAGGTATGAGCGTACCGTCTAGCGGTGGCGCCGGCGCCGGTTTCATTGACGCGGCCGCCGGTGGTTCCTTTGCGACGGGTGGCTTTGTCTCTGGCGAGGGGACCGGGACGTCCGACAGCATTGCGGCGTGGCTGTCGAATGGCGAATTCGTCAATAACGCCGCCTCGACCAAGAGAAATCGCGGCCTGCTGGAATGGCTCAACAATGGCGGCGACGCATCCAAGTTGGGCCGCTTCGCCGGCGGCGGGGTGGTCGGTTCCAGTCCCGCAGGCGTGGGCATGCCAAGTCTTGCTGCTGGTGGCGGTATGAACATCGTTACCCACGTGACCGTCAGCGATGCCGGCACCAAGGCGGAGACGACCGGTGATAACAACGGTGTCGGAAAGCAGCTCGGCGCCATGATCACGCAGGTGATCAAGGAGGTGATTGTCAAGGAGTCGCGCGACGGCGGCTTGCTGTCGAAACAACGGATGGGATATGCCTGATGGCCATTGAAACATTTAGCTGGGTGCCGAAGATCGAATCGACCGGTGCAGTGAAATTTCGGGTCCTGAAGGCACAGTTTGGCGACGGCTATGCGCAGACTGCGCCAGACGGTATCAATAATCGATCCACGTCCTGGCCGCTCAGTTTTACCGGTACGGCCACCAAGGTCGGCGCCATTGCTGCATTTCTGGATCGGCACGCTGGCAGCCGGTCGTTCTACTGGACGCCGCCACTTGGCGGCCAGGCGAGGTTTAAGGCTGGCGAATACCAGCCGACGGACCACGGCGGCGGAATTTTTACGATTGCAGTTACTTTTGAGGAATCTTTTAGCCCATGATTACGGCCGACATCCAATCCCTTGAACCTGGCGCCCGAGTGGAGCTATTCGAGCTCGACGCCACGGAAATTGGCGGTGACGTGCTGCGGTTTCACGGTTATCAGCAGGCCGGCCCCATCTGGTGGCAGGGAAATGAATACACACCTTGGGCGATTCAGGCAACCGAGTTTGAGGTCACCAGCGATGGCCAACAGCCGTCGCCGACGCTGGCCGTCGGAAATATTGGTCTCGACGCCAACGGCGAGCCGGTCGCCGGTGTGATTTCCTCGATGTGCATCTATCTTGCCGACCTGGCCGGCGCAAAGGTGACCAGGCGCACAACCCTGGGTCAATACCTCGATGCCCGCAATTTCGAGGGCGGTAATCCTAGTGCGGATCCCGGGGAGGAATTCCCGTCCGACCTGTATTACATCGAGCAAAAGAAGAGCGAAACCAGCGAAACGGTCACGTTCTCCTTGCGCAACGCGCTCGATCTGAACGGCGAGATGCTACCTGGCAAGCAGATTATCGCCGGCCTGTGCTGGTGGGTACGCAACAATGGTTATCGCGGCGCCTATTGCAACTATACCGGCGCGGCGATGTTTGACAAGGATGGCAACCCGACCGATGACCCCGCGAGAGATGATTGCGGCGGCCTGACCTCCGACTGCAAGAAGCGGTTTGGCGAATTCGAGGTCATCAACTGGGGCTCGTATGCCGCAGCTGGGCTCGTGCGGTCATGAATAGGAGCACTGAGCGCGCTATTCGAACGCATGCGGTTCGGGAATATCCACGCGAGTGTTGCGGCCTGGTCATCAAGGCTGGGAGGATGACCAGGTATGTTCCTTGTACCAATATCGCCAGGAACGACGAGGATTTCAGGTTGGCGAAGGAAGATTACGTGATGGCCGTCGATAGGGGCGAGATCCTGGCGGTGGTGCATAGCCATCCGGACCGGCCGCCGCTGCCGTCGCCGGCCGATCTGGATGCCTGTGAAGAAGGGGGCATACCGTGGCACATCGTCCATGTCGGCAAAGACGATGCCGGCGCCGTGGTCGCCGGCGAGATCCACACCTTCGCACCGTCCGGCTACGAAGCGCCCTTGCTGGGTCTGCCGTTCGTGCACGGCGTCCATGACTGCTATGCGCTGATCCGGCGCTGGTACAAGCGGGAACGCGGCATTGTTCTGCCTGACTTCGAGCGGCGGGACGGCTGGTGGGACGACGGTGTCCAGAACCTGTACCTGGATAACTATGCAAAGGCGGGCTTCGAGGTCGTGCCCGATGGTGTCGCCGACCTGCAGGTTGGTGACGTCATCCTGATGCAGATTCGCTCCAAAAATCATCCGAATCATGCCGGGATCTATATCGACGGCGGCTGGCAATGGATGATCCATCATGAGTATGGCCAGCTTTCCTGCAAGGTGGTCTACGGCGGGCATTGGTTGCAGGTGACGCGTGCCGTGCTGCGGTATCGAAGCCAGAGGAGTTAGGGTAGCAAGCAGGAACCAGTCCGCGTAAGCGGTTATGTCTATAGCCAGCCGCGTGCTGGCATTTTTTTTGGTAATGCAATGGAAAAAATTCGCACTATCCGACTGTACGGAAAGCTGGGAACACAGTTCGGTCGCGTGCATCGTTTTGCGGTCAGTAGTACCGGTGATGCGATCCGGGCGCTTTGTTCAATGCTGCCGGGTTTCGAACGGGAGCTGATGAGCAGTGCCGATCACGGCATTGGCTATTCATGTTTTTTAGGCAGTAGAAATATCTCGAAAGACCAACTAGATAGTCCGATCGGCAGTGACGAGATCCGCATTGCTCCCATTTTGCAGGGCAGCAAGCGAGCTGGCATTTTTCAGATCATTGTTGGCGCCATTCTCGTCGTCGCCTCCTTTTACCCAGGTCTTCAAGGATTGGCGCCCATGGGTTACGCAATGATGCTCGGCGGCGTCGTACAAATGCTCTCACCGCAGCAAACTGGTCTTGGCTCAAAGGACAGCCCGAATAACGGGGCGTCCTACAACATGAACGGAGCGGTCAACACGCAGGCGCAGGGGAACCCAGAGCCCTTGCTGTATGGTGAGGCGATTGTCGGCTCTGTGGTGGTTTCTGGTGGCATTTATGCAGAGGATCAGCAATGACAACAACGGTACTGGAGCGGCGCGATATTGTCGGTTCCGGAGGCGGTAAATCGGGTGGCGGTGGCAGTGCGCCGAGGGAAACACCGGACAGCCTACACAGCATTTCCAAAGCCAAGATCCTGGATCTGATCTCGACCGGAGAAATTGTCGGTCCGGTCAACGGCTTGCAATCGGTGTTCCTCGGCGGCACACCGGTGCAAAATCCAGATGGTTCGCTCAATTTCAGCAACGTGACGGTCGATTTTAGGCCCGGGACACAGACGCAGGAGCCGATTGCTGGCTTTCCCTCGGTAGAAGATGAAATAGGCATCGGTGTCGAATTGAAGTCAGAGACGCCCTGGGCCAAGTCGATCACCGATACCCAGTTGTCAGCGGTGCGGGTGCGCCTGTCGGTGCAGGGGCTGAGCAAGACCGATACTAGCAACGGCAATATCAACGGCTATCGTGTCGAATATGTGATCGAACTGTCGACCGACAATGGCAGCTATGTGCAGGTGCTGCAGACGGCCTTCGATGGCAAAACAACTCAAACCTATGAGCGCAGCCATCGGGTAGAGCTCCCGAAAGCCAGTATTGGCTGGACGGTGCGTGTCCGGCGGATCACGCCGAACGCAAATAGCGCCACGGTCGCGGACCGGACGAATGTCGTTTCTGTCACGGAGATCGTTGACGCCAAGTTTCGCTACCCAATGGCCGCGCTTGTCGGCATTCAGATCGATGCAGCCCAGTTTCAGAATATTCCGGTGCGCTCATTCCACATGCGCGGACGGATTGTTCGTGTGCCGACGAATTACGATGCGGCGGCGCGGACCTACACCGGAATATGGGATGGCACGTTCAAGGTTGCCTATACCAATAATCCGGCGTGGATCCTGTACGACCTGATCTTGCATGACATTTATGGCCTAGGCCGGCGGATTACTGCTGCCCAGGTTGATCGGTATGAACTGTACCGGATCGCCCAATATTGCGATGTACTGGTGTCCGATGGCAAGGGCGGGAAGGAGCCGCGCTATACGTGCAATGTGTATCTGCAGCAGCGTGTGGCGGCCTACAAGCTGGTGCAGGACATTGCAGGCATCTTTCACGGGGTCGCCTACTGGGCCGGCGGCCGCATCGTCATCAGCGCGGACATGCCGGACGATCCGGTCTATACCTACACCGCGGCCAATGTCATCGACGGCAAGTTCTCGCGCGCCGGCAGCCCGAAGACGCAACGCTACACCGTCGCGATGGTGAGTTGGAACGACAATACTGACGGCGGCCGGCAAAAGGTTGAACCGGTAGTCGACCGCGATGGATTGCGGCGATACGGCATCCAGCAAATTGAGCTGGCGCCGATCGGATGTACGTCACAGGCGCAGGCACATCGGCACGGGTTATGGGCGTTGCTGACCTCCAATACGGAAACCGATGTGTTGACCTTTTCGACGGGGCTGGAGTATCTGCGCGCCGCGCCCGGCAAAATCATCCGCATTGTTGATCCGGTGCGTATGGGGCGCCGTAATGGTGGCCGCATTCGTTCGGCGACCGACCGTTCGGTGATGGTGGACAAGGCGCCGGTGATTGCCGTTGGCGACAAGATCACCTGCATGTTGCCGACAGCTGTACCGGAAACCAGAGTCGTGCAATCGGTGGTTGATGATGTCGTGACCGTAACGCAGAGCTGGAGCTCGACGCCGGTGGCAGAATCGGTCTGGTCCGTCGACAATATAGATCTGGTGGCGCAGAAATTCCGTGTGCTGAGCGTCAAGGACAAGGGCGACTTGACCTATGAGATCACCGCGGTGCAGCACGAGTCGGGGAAGTATGACTATATCGACAACGGCACGCGCATTGAGGCACCACCGATCACAGTAATCCCGCCTTCGGTTCAGCCGCCGCCGGCGAACGTCACCATTGGCAGTTTTCAAGTTACGCATCAGGGAATCGCGTCGACGATGATGTCGATTTCCTGGGAGGCGGCGCGCGCGGCGATTGCCTATCAGGCTGAATGGAAGAAGGATGACGGTAATTGGATCTCCTTGCCGCGGACTGGCCAGCTGACGGTCGAGGTGCCTGGAATCTATGGCGGCCGATACAATGCACGGGTGAGGGCGATCAACCCGATGGACGTGCGCTCTACACCGGCCTATGCGCCAGAGACGCAGCTGACTGGTAAAACGACCCCGCCGCCGGTGGTGACATCGCTGATCGCCACATCACTGGTATTTGGCATTGGTCTGAGTTGGGGCTTTCCAGCACAGGGTGCGTCAGATACCCAGCGTACCGAGATCTGGTACAGCCGCACACCGAATCGCGCCGACGCCATCAAGCTGTCGGATTATGCTTATCCGCAAAATGCGACCACGCTGATGGGCTTGGCAGCTGGTACATCCTTTTTCTTTTGGGCAAAGTTGGTCGATCGTTCTGGGAATGAAGGACAGTTTTATCCTGCCGGTGTGGGGATGAATGGGCAATCGAGCAACGATCAGACCGAGTACGAAAAATATTTCGTTGGCCAGATCAATGAGAGTGCGCTGGGCCAGGCGCTGCAGACCAAAATCGAGATGATCGGTGATCTCCGTGACGAACTCAATCAATATCCCGACGGCGCCGACGTCTGGAAGGCCATTGTGCAGCAGCAGAATGCTGCTCACAACCTCGATGCGTTAGCCGCAACACAAATTATCGCCTCGATTGGTGCCGACAAAGCAACGTCTACCGTGCGCACGTTGCTGAGTGCGAAGGTGCGCGACAACGAGGCGAAGATAGAATCTGTGGCCAGCACCACGGCGGATGCGCTCGGGTCCCTGGCTAGTCAGATAACGACGGTACAGGCTGCAGCTGGCCAGGCGAATGCATCGGCGCAGCAGGCCTTGAGCGCGACGGCGTCCACTGATGGCAAGCTATCAGCGATGTATACCGTGAAAATGCAGGTCCATGCGCCAACCGGTATGACCTATGCCGCCAGCTTTGGGCTTGGCGTCGACAACAGCAGCGGTTCCTTTCAATCGCAGTTTGCTGTGGCTGCCGATCGGTTCATCGTCCTGGACGTGAACGGCACCGTCAAGACGGCGCCGTTTGTGGTGCAAGGTGGGCAGGTCTTCATCAGTCAGGCCCTGATCGGTACTGGCTGGATTACTAATGCAATGATCGGTAACACGATCCAATCGACTGCCGTCAACAGTTTCACCGGACAGCCTGTGTGGATACTTGATAAAAACGGGATGTTTCAAATGAATGGGACCGGCAAAGCGCGCCTGGTAATCAATTCCTCGCAGGTGCTGGTATATGACGGCAATGGCACGCTGCGCGTGAGATTGGGGCTCTGGTAATGCCACAGGGACTCCAAGTATGGGACGCCGCCGGCAATCTTACTTTGCAGGTAAGTGACCGGCTTGCAAGGATCCTCGGGATCGTCCAAACCGGCGCTGTTGACGGGAGTATTGCGCACGCCGGATTTTTGACTGGCACGCCTTTCTTTATTCAGCGGGCGACACAAACCGGCGGTGCCATGCCGGCAAAGATCGGCATCGATGGCACCACGTTGAGCTGGTCCTATTCGACTGGCGCGCCAGTAAAACTCAACACAATGATTGTTTATGGAGTGTTTTGATGGCAGCAGGATTACAAGTGTTCGGGGATTCAGGTGTGGCGCAAATCGATCAGGACTATTTTAACTACGTGTTCAAGCAATCCGGATCACTCTCGTTTCCAGATCTGGTGTCTGGCAGATCCGTGTCGATCGTGGTGAACGGTATATATCCGATCGTTGTCATCAAAAGCCAGAATTTAGGGATCGCCATCTGGAAAGTAAGTCAGTCGGGGAATTCGTTTACGTATGAATTTGTTCAGGATGGCGTAAGTCCCCCGGGCACTCCTTTTCAATGGTACTTGTTCGACAAAGGGCCGCCGGCGCCTGGGAATTTTGGATTACAGGTTTTTGGGCCTGATGGGTCGTTGTCATTTGATTCCAGTACCTTGAATCTCAAGATCGGGCAATTGTTACCAGGGGTCGCCTCTAGTGGAAGTTCGAACGACGGTTTCTTCTATGCGAATGTGCCGCCGGGTAACTGGGGATTTGTTATGACGAATCCAAGAATGAGGTACATGGGGAGTCCAGGCGGAGCAGGATTTGCGCAAGTCGAGAGTTGCAGAGTAACAAGCGATGCTGTGTACATTCACGAGGTCAGCGTGGGAGTAGCCAGTCAAATCATGACTCAGTCGGTCGGCGGTGATCTGTTGCTTGTCGATCTATCTGGGCTTTAATATTTCATTGCGCGGAACAAGTTTAATCGCCTCATCTATGGTCACTTTCGAGTGGCTTTTTTTTCGTCTAAAGGAAACCTATGGGCTGGTATAGAGCTGGCAAAATCACCGTTACCAACGGCGGTAAGAATATCATCGGATCCGGTACCGACTTCGTGACCAACGTGCAACCGGGATTCGCATTGCTTGGGCCAGATTTTGCAGTCTACGAAGTTGACTCAATCGTGAGCGCAACGTCCGTCAATTTGGCTACACCGTATCGGGGCGCGACGTTGGCCGGCGCCGACTACGGTATTTTCCAGACAAACGGAATCATCGTCGATTTGGCACGCAACGTCGCGAATCTGATTAACACCTATGGCGGTGTCGTGCAGCAGTTTCCACAAGCCTTGCTCGACATTATTACTGCGAAAACTGCAGCCGATAACGCGCAAGCTGCCGCGAATTCTAAATATGGAAAATCAAACATTCTTGGGACGGTTAGCCAGGCTAATGGCATTCCAACAGGGGCGATCATTGAGCGCGGCAGCAACGCTAATGGGCAGTATGTCAGGTACGCAGATGGCACCCAGATTTGCACGCAGCAGACGTCAACATATGGCCCTGCTGTCGCCTCGGGCTCAATTTTTACAAATGCTTCTTCAACTTGGACATTCCCGGTGCAATTTATCGCGGTGCCTGCGTGCTCAGTTTCTGAATACGCGGGTAATGGAGCGAGTTGGGGCGGATTGGGCGCGGGTGCGACTGGGATTGGAAATACTACTTTTCAGTTGTATCGCGCCAATGCGGCAACCGTTATCTCGCAAGTGGCGCTCATGGCCGTTGGCCGTTGGTTTTAAGGAGCAATAATGATTATCACACTTTCACCTCAGCGCCGGGAGGATGCCCTCGTCGTATCCGTATCCGGTGATGCACTAACTATCAATGACGAGGTGTTCGATTTTTCGGTTGTTCCTGATGGTGCGGAACTTCCTGCCGATGCTATAGCTTGCGGCTTCATTACAGGAAGTGTTGAGCGCATCGCCGGGGTGCTGCACTTGACGCTTGTGTTGCCGCACGGGGCGGATCCGTCGCCGCACATAGCCTTTCCAACCCCCATTATCAATCCACCAGATGGCCTTTTGGAGTTTCCGCAATGAATATCGATCTCACAAAGTTAGTCACCGCCCAACAGCGAGCATTGGAAGCGAAGGAGGCTGCCAATGCTGGCATTCTGGCGAAAATTGTTGAGCTGGAAACGACCTTGCAGCCACGCGCCACGCGTGAATTTTTCTTGAATGGTGACAAAACTCGTCTCCAGGAAATTGAAGACCAGGTCACCGCGCTGAGGGCGCAGTTGGTCTAATCCGCGCAATCGTAATCACCACGGCCGCCCTCGGGCGGCTTTTCATTTTAAGGACAGACATGCCAGAACCAACTAGCTTTGCTGCGGCATTTGCAAAGTATCTGTTGCCGCTGCTGCCCGGTGCAGTGGGCTCGGCCGTAGCACTTAAATTCCTGGGGGAAGGGCTGAACTGGTGGCAGAAACTATCCAGCTTCGCCGCTGGCCTGGCCTGCGCCGTCTACATTGCGCCGGTATTGATCGAGTGGTTCGCCATCACCGGCAGCCGTACGCATTCAGGAATTGAATTTCTTGTAGGCCTCTTTGCGTTGGCGACTGCGCGGGAGGTATTCAAGGAAATCAACGAGGCCGACATCATCGGTGCGCTGAAGCGCCGTTATCTGGGAGCGAGCAATGATTCAACTCATTAACACGGTTGCCAACCTGGTGCTGGTGGCCTTCTGCCTGTGGGCGGTTCTGAACAAGCGGCTGGAAACACACGTGTTTGGCACGTTCGCATTGTCGCTGGTCGCAATCACGTCTTTCGTGAACGTCATGCGGCCGGATGCGCTGGGCTTCTGGACCGAGCAATCGGAAGTGCTGTCTAACGTTGCCGTCGCCATTCTTGCCGTGTGGTTTTGGCGCCGGTGGCACAAATGCAATTGCAAGGACAAAAAATGATACTAACAGCCACGCAGCTCTCAACCGCTTTGCTCATTCCGCTCGCGCGCGCGGCGGATTGGTTGGCGCCGATCAACGCCGCACTGGTCGAATTTGGCATCAGCTCGCCGGCCAGAACCGCGGCATTCATTGCTCAGATTGGGCATGAAAGCGGCGGGTTGTCTCGGACGTCTGAATCCTTTGACTACTCGGTGCAAGGACTGGTCGCCACCTTCGGAAAGCGGATTGCTGCCAACGCGGCAACGCTAGGCCGGCAACCAGGCGAAAGGGCCGTGCCCATTGACCGCCAGATTCGGATCGCCAACATCGTCTACGCAAGCCGTTACGGCAACGGTGATGCGGCAACCGGTGACGGCTGGCGCTATCGTGGCGGCGGGCTAAAGCAGATCACGTTTCACGACAACTACGCCGCGTGTTCGGCGGCGCTGGGCGTCAATCTTCTGGTGCAGCCAGAGCTGTTGGTCACCGATAGAAAGTTGGCCGCTCGCTCCGCCGGCTGGTTCTGGCTTTCGATCAACGGTAACGCCTACGCTGACCGCGGTGATTTCGACGGCTTGTCGACTCGTATAAACGGCGCCGGCATCACTGTCGACAGCCTGGCCGCCCGGCGGGCGCGGTGGAAGAGCTGCAAGGCAGCATTGGGGATCGCATGAGTCTCCTGAACGTGGTTTTGCCGTGGTGGGTGCGCTGGCTGGTGCTGGCCTCTGCCGCGGCAGTGTTCGGCACCATTTGCTACGACAAGGGCAAGCAAGTGAAAGGGGAGGAGCACCTGGCGTACGTCGCCGAACAGGCGCAGCGCAGCGTCCGGATCGAGAAAGCCCAGCAGGTGGTCGTCACGCAAACACAGATCAAGTATGTCGACCGCATCAAAACCGTTTATGCCCAAGGGGAAACAATTGAAATGCAAATACCTATCTACATTACGTCGACTGACACCGCTCGCTTTGCTGTCAATGCTGGCTTCGTGCGCCTCTACGACGCCGCCTGGTCAGGTGACGCTCCCGGACCCGCCGCCGATTCTGACCGAGAACCCGCCGGAATTTCGCTTGCTCAGGTCGCTGAAGTCGATGTCTTCAATGCTACCGCCTGCCGTGCCTGGAAAGAGTTAGCGTTGGGTCAGCGTCAATTTTATGACGAATTGCGCGACACTTCAAATAGGGCGTACTAG